TAAGTGTCAATTGGACAGCTTACTACTAATGTAGGTTTGCTCATAACTAGTATATTAATTTATGTGTGATATATTTTTTTGGTCTGTCTGTTACTTTTATTAGATCAAATCTAGATCTTGGAGTAAACTTTTCAAATGTTTCATCCATTGCATCGATAACGTTTGTACACATTTGACGTGCCGACATTCCTGATTCATCTGATGTTACCCATTCTCTAGCTGCCAATCCTCTTCTATCTCTTTCCTCTTTACCTAAGTTGTAAACCTCTTCTAAAGCTTTTGCAACGTCTTCTGGTGCACATCTATCGTCGTAGATGTATGGAGTTGGAACTGATCCTACTAAAGATATGTTTGAAGGATAGACTGGCACTGCCCACTCTCCATGCTCTTTGTAAGTACCTCTATGATTAGAAGGAAAGTCTGGAGTGAAGTCGATCCACTTACCATTCTCATCTGTAAATCTCATCTGATCTTGCATACCACCTGTAGTGTTTGCTATAATCATTTTACCTGCCATCATAGTTTCAGTTAACGATAATCCCCATCCTTCGTTTGAAGTAATAAGCATTCCAACGTCTGCTACATTATAAAGTAAATTCATCTGAGGAGTATCTAATCTCTCTTGGGAGAAAAATACATTAACATAACTATCATCACAAATAGCTTCTCTTACTGCGTAAAGGTCTGTACCATTTTCATCTACAGCTTGTGTATGCATTACTAGAGCACATTTCTTAGCTTTTTCTTCTCCGATCATATCGCAGAACATTCTATAAGATAAAATTACGTCTCCTGGAGATTTTCTTCTAATGTTTCTTGAATTAAAGAATGCTACGAATTCTATATCTTTTCCTTGGAATAGATTCTTTTTAAACTCACCTAGTGCTTGTAATTGCTCTACAGAAGTCATTGGGAAGAAGTGCTCGTGATTGATTCCGTGAGGAACATACTTGATAATCTTATCTGCAGCTTGCTCTCCTAAAACTATTTCATTAATATTTTTAGTTTGTTTTGAGATTGCCATTAATAAATCACATGACTCGTAGTATGGTTTGTTATAAAGAGGTGCTGGATAGTCATCCCAAATGTTTAAGTACATTAAAGGAATTTCATTTCTAATCTCTCTTTCGATTTCAAATAACCATACCCAATATCTTGGATCAGTAAAGATAAAAATAGCATCTGGTTTTTCCTGGGCTATTAGAGCTCTAACTTGCATTGCGTCTCCATATCCATTGTTAGGAAGAACTTTTACATCAGAATCTTCTAACCCTGTTAATCGATTCACCTCAGCTGAGATGTCGAAACCTTTTCCTGCCTCAGGATGGTTGATTGCTGCTCCAAGATTAATCCAGTTAAAGTGATGTGCTGTTCCTACAACAATCTCTCTGGCCATAGTTGCGATACCGGAATGCATCCTAATATCATCGCATAACAAAAGAATCTTTTTACGATCCTCTTTCTTAACATAACGAAATTTTTCTTTCATGTAACTATTTTAATTTAATATTTGTTTGTGTGTGAAGTTTTTGCTTGAAGCCCTCTTCTGTAAGGTACAAATAAATTGTTCTATCTACAAGCTTCTGTAGTGAAAATTTATGCCTTACGCATTGTTCTTTAAATTCTAATAGAAGATCCTCTTCTACTTTAACCGATGTTAATTTTTTAGTGTTCATAGTTTATATAATTATATGTATATATAAATATACTATTATCCCAAAACCCCTGCATGGCAATGTTCTGTACCTTTAAAGTCGCAGAACATACAGTTTGATCTTGAAGGTGTCTTGTCATACTCCTTATCAATATATTGTCCGTTGCTATCAAAAGCATCATTGATAAACTTTGTAAGTGCTGTAGTGGCCTGACCTCTTTTGATCTTTCCTGAGGGTGGTACAAACTCTTGAACTCTTCTACCCATTGCTGGAAATTCTGGATTGGCTGGAACCTTTCTCTTTACAATAAAGTACTTTACATCTACCTTTTCTACATCAATATTAAATTGTCTTGCTAGAAATTCTTTATACAAAAGTAATTGTGCTAACTTTTTATCATCCTTCTTTGCCCAATCATTCCATCCTGATGTGGATGTTTTAATATCGAGAATGATGTACTTGTCATCCTGTTGATCGTAAAGAACAATATCAATATATCCTTTAAAGAAAACATTGTCAGCTATTTTATGTATCAATGGAATCTCAACTCCTACTAGCTTATAGTACTTAGTTCCAAAGTAACTAGAGCGTTTCTTACGAACGTACTGTAATATCTCAACTCCATCACTATGAAACTCAGAAAGTTCCTCAGAAGTAGAAAAATGATTTCCATACTTTTCTTTCTCTTGAGCATATATGCTGAATAACTTTTCGTGCAGCATCTGTCCAAGATCCATTTCGTTTGACTTCTTTACAGTTCCTTCATACAGTTCTGTTAACCATTCCTGCATCACTTCGTGTACTGCTGTGCCAAAGACTGTGTGGATGGATGGCTTGTATTCCTGTAGTCCCTTGACATACTTAAGTGCCCATTGATGCGGACAGGTGTTGTATGATAAGGTTTGGCTATACGATATTGATTTGCTGATGTTGTAGTCTATAACTGGATTGGTGAAATCTCTTATCAGTCTTACCTGCTTAAGAATTTTCTTGGGCATCTTTTAGTCTTTTGATTTCTCTTTTTAAATACCACAATGCTTTTTCAAGCTCCTGGATTGTTTCGTCTTTCTTTCCAGCTCTTGAAATGTACTTGACAGTATTTCCTAAACAGAAACCTAAGTCCCATGCCTCAATAACTTTAATAGCTTCGTAGGGACTATCTTTTCCTCCGTAATGATTTGGGTGATTTACTAATTCTTTCTTTGGTCTTGGCTCGTCAATAGTAAAAATTGCTTCTCTCTGATTCATAATAACTAATTTATATAACTATAATATACAAAAAAAGGCCTGCGTATGCAAGCCTTATTTTAATTATTTTACAAATAGGTAGAGTGAAGTTGCTATTCCTACAAAGGTTCCTACCTTATATAAGAATGTTTTATTCCTCTGTCCTTTTAGTTCTTTTTTTAAATCATCAGTCATACCTTTATACTCTCCAATTTGAACATCTTTCTGTCCTATGATAAACTGATTGTTTTTATCTTTGTCTGTTAGAAGATTTATGATAGTATCTTTCTGTACTTCTCTTTCCTCTAGCTTTATAACTTTCTCTTGAGTAAGTTTTAATTCTACCTTGCATCCATCATAGCGAACTAAATCCTTTGCTGCTAGTCTTACTACTTTAGTTGGTAGAGTTACTTTCGTTGTATCTGTTTGTGAAAAAGAATTCAAGCTCAGCATTAGAAAACTTATCAACAGTATTAATTTTTTCATCTGTTTGTTTTTTTACAATTGTTATGGTATTATCTATGTGGTGTATTTCTTTTGTGATAGAAACTACATTTTCTTTTACTGAATCGATCTTAACATCGATTTGTTTATTAATTACTTGTGCTGAATCAATTTTAGTTTGGACTGATTCTATTCTAGCTTCGTATCCTTTAACGTCTGTTCTAATACTGTTTGTAGTAAATATATTATAACCTATTAATACAATTACTAAAACCAGTAAAATGTTTTGTTTATTTTGCAACATCTCTATCTCCTTTGTGTTTATCTAACTTATCCAATATCTGAGTAAGTAATTCGTTTTTTACAACACCTACCATTGAGGCATTTTTTAAAATAGAAATTAACTGGAACACCAAGAAAGGAGCCATAATTGTCTCACTTAGCCATGATGTTCCAGTAAATCCTTTTTCTATTGTTAAGATTGCAGATAGCATTACTATCCAAAATCCAAATGTTTTTAATACTTTTAAAGCTCTATAAGTTTTGAATCCTTCTTTTTTAACTCCAGCCCATACACCAAAGAACCCATCAGCAAATATTACAAATGCTACTGAAAGGTATTGTTCGATGTTATCTGCTGTAAGGTTCATAAAGTATGAACCTATAAATGCGCATGCTGTTGTCAATGATAATGTAATTAAAAGTGAAGTCTTCATTTTATTATTTTGAATTAATAATAACAAATGCTGTATAAGTACCATTTGAGTTTTTAAATTGAGTTTGTTTTTCAAGTTTAGTTCCTCTTAAAACAGTTGTAGAAGAATTAGTTTTTAAAGCTAAAGCTTTTAAAGCATTTTTATTAGCTAATTCAATTGCAAAATTTAAATTAGGACTTGTTCCTTCTCCAAATGATTGGGTATCTGTAAGATTTTTACTCCATTCATTTTTTATACTTTCAGGAGTATTTACTTGTTGAGTTATACTAGTTTTTGGTTCTTGAAAGGTTTGAGCTTGGGTTCCTAGAGAACCTAAAGCCATCATACCTGCAGCTATCGCAGGTTTCAAATTTAACTCATTTAATTGTTGAGAATTAGGAGTTAATTGATTTTCTATTAAAAATCCTTTCAAGTCAAAACTATCCATACCTATTTAACGTATTCGTAATACTTTTTAGTTTTTTCTGAACGGTCAGCCAAACCATGAGTACCACCGTTAATTCTTTTTGTAAGAGCTAATATAGCTGCATCGTTAATTCCTTTGTCGCATATCTCCCACAATTTGTTTTTGTCAAAGAAGAACATTGCTGACTCAAAAGAGTAAGTAGTTGCTACTAGGTCTGGATTGGTCATGATTTCTGGTTTGTTTAAGTACTTAGCAAATGCTGCGTAGTTATCTTTACCAGTTAATTGAAGAGCTCCTCTTCCTCTAAATTTGAAACCATCTCCTGATTTCTCATCTCCATTACCCATTCTTGATCCATATACTCTATTGGCAATCTTTTCTGGATTACGAGTATACAATTCATTTAAGTTGCCTGGGAAATATTTTCCAAATATATTTTTTAACCCATCTGCTGAATAGTTTAAGTTTTCTGCAAATGCTTTAAACCCTCCTGTTTCGTGTGATGTTTGTGCAAAGAAATGTGCTGCTCTTACTGGAGTTAATTTATAAAACTCCATTGCTTTTTTCATTGTACCAGGACCAAAAGCTCCGTCAGCTCCTACTCCGATCTTTTCTTGTAAACTTTTTAAGCTCATAATCTAATTTTTTATTCTTCGTTGTTTGATTTGTTTCCGTTTTTCATTGCTGCAAATTTCTCTAATACATCTGGAAGGAATGAACCTAATGTGATGTACATAAATGCATCGAAGATGTACTCGTTTAATTCTAATGCTTTACCCATGTACCCTGTTACAAGGTCTACTGCAATTGCAATTACCATTACCATGAACGACATGAATCTCT